TTACACTTCCATTGTACCAAGAGCGCCTCAGCACGAACCTTGGCCACATCATGAGAATATGAATCCTTTAGGGTTTAAGCGTGATCAGACAGATAGAGAAGCCCCAGGAATGTTAGCATCAGCTGATAGATTTATATCTCCAGATACCTTCTTAAGAAATTCATCAGTAGCTGAAGCAAGTGTACGAGTAACAGGCTCTGGCGGAGATTTAACTGCACATAGCATTCCTAATGAAGAAGGACATACTGGCCCAGTATGGGTAAATGGCGAAGGTGATGGCATTAGAGTCGGTGATAACGGAGTTATGGACGAAGCTATGGCAAAGGCTCGAGGGTATAAGCCTTATGTTCCTCCAAAAATAGAAGGCTTTGAAACAACTAACAATGTAATTTATGTTTCTGAGATTAAGGGAAAAATTAGAAACGACCCTTGTGAACCAAAACTTATCCAATTGCTAGATAAAACTGCAATAGCTTGTAAAGTAAAGGTCATAATTTATAGTGCCGGACAAATGCCCTATGCAGAATGGCAAAGATCACCAGGTGCAAGAGCTGCTGGCAATGTAAGACTGATCGGAAGTGAAAAAGTTGCTACTGGATCTCTCCGACACGACTATGGAAGTGCAGCTGATATACATTTAGTGCATATCGACGATGCACCTGAAGCTAACAATTATATATCCATACATAGTCCGATATTTTTAAAATTTATTGAAGAATTTTTTGCAAATGGCGGCAGAGGAATAGGTGCTAGTCGAAATTATATGGGGAATTCATCTGCTCACGTTGACATTGTTGGTTCTGATCGCGGCGCCGGAAATATATGGGAGTCAACATCAGCAGTTAGATCGGCATATCTTAGAGGGGTAAAAAGACGTACCTCGCCGATCCGTAGTGCGTATTATCACATATACAGCAAATAGGTAAATATTATTATGAGTACATTAGAAAAAAATCTTTACAAAAGAGTAAAAGTCTCTACTAATAGAGGATCGCAAGCTATAACTAGGGGCAGCGCATATAGAGGATTTTCTAGTATTAATGAAAATGTTGAAGGTTATGCATTATACGATTTTGATCTTATTAAACAAGATATTATAAATCATTTTCATATTCGAAAAGGTGAAAAATTAAGCGATCCAAATTTTGGAACAATTATTTGGGATATGCTTTACGAACCATTTACAACCGAAAACAAAGAGGCTATAATTGCTGATGTAGCTGAAATTATAAACTATGATGATAGGGTAACCGCAGATCAGGTATTTGTTGATACAACTGACGATGGTATAGAAGTAAGTGCATTATTAACGTTTTTGCCTTATAATATATCAGAACAAATGTTATTTAAATTTGATAAACAAATGCTTGAATAATTAAATGCAACTATAATTATTCCTGATAAATATCATATAACATGAAGGAATAATCTATGTCATCAACCGATAGACAATCTCGAGTAATTGCTACTGAAGATTGGAAGAAAATTTATCAATCTTTTAGTAACGCTGATTTCCAAAGCTACGACTTTGACAATCTACGCAGAACAATGATTAACTATTTGCGTCAAAATTATCCAGAGGATTTTAATGACTATATTGAAAGTTCAGAATATCTTGCGCTAATTGATTTGATTGCATTTTTAGGACAAAACTTATCCTTCAGAATTGACCTAAATGCTAGAGAAAATTTCTTAGAGACAGCAGAGCGCAGAGAAAGCGTATTAAGACTTGCAAAACTTATTTCGTATAATCCTAAAAGGAATAAAGCTGCATCAGGCTTACTAAAATTTGAAACAGTGTCTACAACAGAAAATCTTATCGATAGCACAGGTAAAAATTTACGTGGATCTACTGTTTTATGGAACGATAGAGCAAACCCAAATTACTTTGAGCAATTTGTTAAGATTATCAATGCTGCGCTACCTAACGCAGAAGGAGTAGGATCTCCTACAATAACAGCAAATATCGAAGGCGTTGTAACAGAGCAGTATAGATTTAATGCTCTAAATACTGACATTCCGGTATTTGGATTTAGTAAGCCAGTAGAAGGAGTTAATACACGCTTTGAAATAGTTAGTACAGGGATTGAAAACGAAACTATTGTAGAAGAAGCACCACTACCTGGTAATAATCCTGCATTTGTTTATAGAGACGATAGTCAAGGCGCCGGAAGTTCTAACACAGGGTTCTTTATGCACTTTAAACAAGGACAACTTGAAAATGCATCCTTTAGCACTGGCAATCCAGTACCTAACCAAATTGTAGGAATAGATGACACTAATATTAACAATTCAGATATATGGCTATATTCAGTTGACTCAAATAATTTTGAATCTGCGTTATGGAAAAAATTAGAATCAGTTGAAGGAAACAATATTATCTATAATAGTTTGTTTAAAGATACCAAGGATGTTTATGCAGTTTCAACAAGATCAGACGATAGAATTAATCTAGTGTTTAGCGATGGTGTATTTGGTAATTTACCAACTGGTAATTTTAGAACATATTATAGAACTAGTGATAACAGAAATATGGTTATTAATCCTAGTAGTCTGCAATCTATTACAATACAAATTCCGTACATTAGCAAAAATAATGCACAAGAAACATTAACAATCGGTCTTAGTTTAAAAAATACGGTATCAAACGGCCGTCCTAGCGAAACTAGTGAAGATATAAAACAAAATGCTCCAGCAAGTTATTACACACAAAACAGATTAGTAACAGCTGAAGATTATAATATTGGACCTTTGGGAATTGATCAAGATATTATAAAAACAAAAACAGTGAATAGAATTTCAAGTGGAATAAGTAGATACTTTGACTTAACAGATCCAACTGGAAAATATTCAACTACAAGTTTGTTTGCATCTGATGGAGTTTTGTATAGACAAGAATATTTAGAAAACTTTAACTTTTCATTTACAACACAGTCGGATATTGAAGGTATCATTTACAGTCAAGTTGAACGCAGAATTGCAAGTACTAGTGTGCAAAATTACTACAATGAAAACTTTGACAAAGTAAACACTACTGATCTTAATGCAGTATGGAGACAAACTACTTCTAAGACTAACAGATCAACAGGATATTTTGAACAAATTCTAGACTTAGCAGAAATCTTTACAAGTGCTAACGGAAATCAAGCAGCATCTAGTGTTTATAGTGTAGGTACATACACGACTAATGCACTAAAAAATATTAAAACTGGAGCAATGTGTAAATTTACAGCTCCAGAAGGATATCATTTTATGAAAAATGGTAAACTAATGTTAGGCACAGCAGATCACGAAGGAAGCAGTGATTATGTGTGGACTACTGTAAAATCAATTGATGCAGATGGCACAGTTGTTGATGATGACGGCTTTGGACCTATTGTGTTTAATGATGTAATTCCAAATGGCGCAATTCTAAATCAAATTTTACCAAAATATTCAACTGCTATTGTAGACGATGTAAAAAAACAAATTATTGACAGAGCGTTTGCTTATAAAGATTTTGCATTAAGGTTTGATCAGACCTCAAGTGAGTGGAAACTTATTACTAGTGATAATCTAAATACATATGCACCGTTTAGTTTACAACGTCAAGGAGACATTTCTAGATCTAATCAAGATAATAGTTGGGTATTTTATTTCCAAACTGACGGACAAACATTTAATGTAAGTTATAGAAATTTAAGATACGTATTTGAAAGCGATTCAGAGGTAAGATTTTTCTTTGATAGTGCTGATAAAGTATATGACACAAAAACAGGTAAAATTGCACAAGACAAAATTACTATTTTAAACATCAACACAAAACCAAATAGTCTTGGTGCTTTTAATAAAGATTTTGACTGGAGTATTTCTGATGCATACAAAGACTCAGAAGGATACAACGATACTCGTCGTGTACAGTTAGCTTTTTATGACAGCGACGATGACGGAATTTCAGATAATCCTGAACTGTTTAAAGAAATCGTTGACGAAACCGGATTTATATTCCAAAAGAAGTATAGCTCAGTAGACGGTGTACAAGATTATAAGTATTTTGATAATTCGGATGGTATTGTTAAAGTAAGACAAAACGATGCACTTGATCCAATTAACGTAAATGCCGAAGTTGACGGACAAGTATTTTATATAGTAGACTTTGATTTATTTAAAGTCCTTAATAAAGCACAAAATAATATGACAATTACAGACGAGTATAGAGCATTTATTGGCAGAGCTGGATTAAAATTTCATTATGTGCATGTTGCAGATTCTAATTATAGAATTGATCCAGCAAGTAGTAATATTTTAGATACATATGTTCTTACAAAAGATTATGACACACAGGTTAGAAAATATGTAAACGGCGGAATTACATCTTTGCCTTTACCACCTAGTTCTGATGAATTATTTAGAAACTATGGTGCTAGTATAAACCAAATAAAAAGTATAAGCGACGAAGTAGTATTTCACCCAGTAACATATAAAATGTTATTTGGTGAAAAGGCTGATTCAAGATTACAAGTAACATTTAAAGTTGTTAAAAACAAAGGCGTTGCAGTTAATAATAATCAATTAAAGTCTACAATCGTACAACTAATAAATCAATTCTTTGCAATTGAAAATTGGGACTTTGGTGATACATTTTACTTCCAAGAATTAAGTTCTTATATTATGAATAATTTATCACCTGATTTATCTAGTATAGTTGTTGTACCTAAACAAGCTAATCAAGTATTTGGTAGTTTGTTTGAAATAAAATCAGAATCAAATGAAATATTTTTAAATGCAGCAACAGTAAATGATATTGAAATAATTGATGAGCATACAGCAACTAATTTACAAGCATCAGGACTAGTTGTTACAAGTATATCAAGTACAATGCAAGGTGTACAAACTAGAAGTACAAATGCACCAACTACTTTACCAAGTAGTAGCGCAACAACTACAGTTGTACAAAACACTGGTGCAGCAATAGTCACAGGTGCAAATGATGCAACTTCAGTAACATATAATCCAATAGGAAATAATGTTGCAAATAATAATGACGAAGGAAGTAACTACTAATGGCAAATACACAGGGCGAATTCGGGTTACCAACTCCTGATGACGATAAAAGACAGAGTGCAAGATTCCTTCCTAGATTTTTTAGATCAGAAGCAAATTTAAAGTTTTTACAAGCAACAATTGACCAACTAATACAGCCAGGTGTAGCAGAAAAATTAAGCGGATATGTAGGCAGAAAAACAGCCAAAGGTTTTAGAAGCACAGATACATATATTCCAGAAATAAGTATACAGCGCCAGTCTTATCAATTAGAACCAGGTGTTGTTATTAAAGATAATGTCGACAATGTTAAGTTCTTTAAAGACTACAATGATTTTATCAACCAACTTAAATTTTTTAATGTAGACACAAGTGACCATAGTGTAATTAATGAACAAGAATCATATCCTTGGAACCCAAATATTGATTGGGATAAATTCGTTAATTTTAGAGAGTACTATTGGCTACCGAACGGTCCGTTGAGTGTTCCTGTTGAAGGACAAAGTGAAGAAGTAACTAGTACATATACAATCACAGCCGAAGACCAAGGCGGAAATTATGCATATGTATTCAGTAATAGACTAGCACGTAATCCAAGTGTAAAATTATTTAGAGGACAAAAGTATAGATTTGAAATAGATTGTCCACATCACCCAATTGCTATTGCAATTACAAGATCGTTTACTCCGGGTAATGCAGTAATTGTTGCAACACAAGAAGGCATACGTAATGATGGCCTATTTGATGCTGAACTTTTTGGCGCAGAATTTGATGCAGGCGATTTTATTATACTTCCTGAAGAAGGCGGCGTAACATTTGAAGATTCAGATAACGTAAGCACACTTTATCCTGATGGAATAAAGAAGCTAGGTGATGCAGGCGAGGAAATAGCCAACATCTATATGACAAAAGGCGCAATTGAATTTACTGTTCCGTATAATGCACCAAATAAATTATATTACATAAATTCTAATGACATCGACATGAGCGGAGAATTTAGAATTTATGATATTGAAGAAAATACATATCTAAATGTACGTGATGAAATTGTAGGTGCAAAAACTTATTCAAGTGCTAACGGTGTTAAGTTTACTAACGGATTAAAAGTATTTTTTAGAGGACAAACTACTCCTGAATATTTTGCTGAAGGCAATTATTATGTTGATGGTGTCGGCACAAGTATACAACTAATCGCAGAAGACGATTTAATACTACCACAGGCATATACTGCAACAGAAGTAATTGAATACGATACTGATAAATTTGACAGATTACCATATTCGACTGCAACAGGTTATCCGGCATTAAAAGACTACGTAACAATTAATCGAGCAAGTGCTGACGGTAATGCTTGGGCACGTTCTAATAGATGGTTCCATAAATCAGTAATTGAACAAAGTGCAATTTTTAATAATTTTACTAATGACGTAGATGAAACTACAAAAGCTTCTAGACCAATTATTGAATTTGAGCCTGGCTTACATTTATATCATTATGGTACAGAGTTTAAGAAAGACATTGATTTAATTGATACATTTACAACAGATGTATTTTCAACTATTGAAGGCAGCAAAGGCTATAATATCGACGGAGTAGATCTAGTCGAAGGCATGCGTGTTTTATTTACTGCTGATACTGATATTAGAGTAACAGGAAAAATTTACGAAGTTAAGTTTGTGAGAATAGTTAATGATAATTTAATTAGTTTAATAGAAACAAACGACACTTTGCCATTAGAAAATGAAAATGTTCTTGTTAAGCAAGGTACAAAAAATAAGGGCAAGGTATACTTTTATAGAGACGGTTGGAAAGAAGCACAAGAAAAAACAAAAATAAATCAACCACCGATGTTTGCTTTATATTCACCTTCGGGTGATGCATTTAGTGATATGGAAATTTATAACAGTTCTACTTTTACTGGAACAAAATTATTTTCTTATAAACAGGGTACTGGAACTGTTGATAGTGAACTAGGATTTCCGTTATCTTATAGAAACATTGACAATACTGGCGATATACTTTTTGACTTTAATTTAGAATCTGATTCATTTACTTACCAGTTAGACGAAACAACAAACAGTATATTTACAAAAACAGGATTTCTTAAAAAATACATATCTAGAGAAAAATTTAAATATGCAAACGGTTGGAGTAGTATACCATATGTATCTAAGCAACCAGTAGTTAGAGAATATCAAGCATCAATTAATCAACAAACTAGTTTTGAAATTGACGTTTATGATAATGCTACAAATATTACTGACTTAAATGTCAAAGTGTTTGTTAATAATATTATACAGAATAAAAATTTATATACACTTATAAAAAATAATAATAGACTGATAGTTGAATTTTCTAATAATGTAGAAGTGGGCGATTTAGTTGTTATAAAAACACAATCGTCAACTGCTAAAAACGAAAATGGATATTACGAGTTTCCGATTAATTTAGAAAAAAATCCGTTAAATGCTGACGTATCTACATTTACTTTAGGCGAAGTTAATGACCACGTAAAAACTATGATAGACGATCTTAATGATTTTGACGGCGTTTATCCGGGTTATAGTAACTTAAAAGATTTAGGCGATTTAGATCGCTTTGGCAAACGTTTTGTAAAACATTCAGGTCCGCTTAATTTACCAATGTATCTTACATTAGATAAAAAATACAATATTATTAAATCTATAGAATATTCTATGAGAGAATATAATAAGTTTAAACGAAACTTTTTACAAACTTCAGAAACATTAGGATTTGATGGTGAAGTAAAACAGCATGTTGATGTAATTATCAAAGAGCTGAACAAAGATAAAACTAAAACACAGCCTTTCTATTTCTCCGATATGATCGGATACAAAGGACATATAAGAAATGAATATGTCATATTTGATGACGCAAATACTTATTATCCGTTAAGCACAAACTTTAATTTAAAAACGCTTAATACTAGTTCGGTATTAGTTTATTTTAACGGCGAACAATTAATTCATAATAAGGATTATATCTTTACAGATGAAAGTTTTTTACAACTTTTAATTGCACAACAAATTAATGATGTAGTAGAAGTTTACGAATATAATAATACAGATGGTTCGTATGTACCACCTACACCAACAAAACTAGGCTTATACCCTAGTTATGAACCACAGATGGTTCGTGATGATGAATGGTTATCAAATCAAAATCAAATAAACACAGCAGATGCTTATCAGCTTTATGGTCAAAACACTTCCAGTAAAAAAGTAGGATGGTTCCATCCTTTATATGTTGATCGTTCTGCGGCAAAACTTGCTGACAGTAATGGCGAAGTAACACAAGTTGAAATAAACGGTAGTAGCCGCATTTATTTTGCACCAAAATCTTCTTATGTATGTTCTAAAAGTGCAAGTTTGTCTATACCGGTATATCCAGTTGGTAAGGCAATAATTATTGGACACGACGGCAGCAGAATTTCAGCATATGAAGATTACAGAGACAATCTACTTTTAGAATTAGAAAAAAGAATTTTTAATAATATTAAATCAAATTATAATGCAAATATTTTTAATAAAGATGATTTTGTAAGCGGTAAATTTAGAAAAGGAATTACTAAGTCTAAATTAGATCGAATTTTACTCAAAGACTTTATCACATGGAATACTAATATTGGCGTAGATTATACTTCTAATAAATTTTATTTTAGCCAAGACCAATTTACATTTAATTACAGTAAGTCAACTAGTTCTATCGATGGTGCATTTTTGCCAGGATATTGGAGAGGCGTATTTTTAGAATTATATGATACTGATCGTCCTCATACACATCCTTGGGAAATGCTTGGATTAACAATTAAGCCAAAGTGGTGGGAAGACACATATGGTAAAGCTCCATATACAAGTAATAATAATATACTTTGGAAAGATTTAGAAGAAGGCAGAATCAAAGATCCTAATTTATTAATACAAGTTAATGAAAAATATGCACGTCCAGGATTAACAAGTATTATTCCTGTAGATTCTCAAGGACACTTATTATCTCCTATTAGTTGTGGATATGCAAAAAACACAGTTCTTAGAGATACTAACAGCGCATTTAAATTTGGCGATAATGCACCAGTAGAAGCAGCATGGAGAAATAGTAGTGAATATCCGTTTAGTTTAGTAAAAGCTATGCTACTAAATCAACCTGCTAAATTCTTAGCATTAGGATTTGATGTATCGAGAACAACAAAAAATCTTGCAAATCAAATAGTTTATTCTAACACGGGCAGACATGTTGAACTAGAAAATTTAATATTTCCTAATACATACGAAGACACGACTAAAGTATTAACTAGCGGAGTTGTAAACTTTATACATGCTCTAATAGGAAGTAATGTATTAAAAACTTATGACGAATTCCAAACTGATATACGATCAATAGAAAATAAAGTTGCATTTAGATTAGCAGGATATACAGACAAGACAAAATTAAACATTGTGTTAGATAGTAAAAATCCAGCTGCGCAAAATACTGCTAATATTTTTGTACCAGATGAAAATATTACTGTGTATACAAATACAAGTTCGCCTGTTGACAGTATTGTATACAGCGGAGTAAAAATTGAAAAGTCAGCAACTGGTTATATAGTAAGTGGTTACAATGATGACGAGCCATCCTTTAAATATTATGCACCTGTAACAACAAATAGAGATGCAAATATCGTTATTGGTGGTACACTCGAACCTTCAGTAGATTGGTCACCTGCACAATTTTATGTAAAAGGACAAATCATTGTAAATGATTCTAACTTATATCGTGCTACAAGTGATTTTACTAGTGGAAATACATTTACAAACGATAATATTACAAAGATTCCTGAAATTCCAACAGTAGGCGGAACTAGGGGAATAATTAAAAAAGAATTTAACTATAATATTGTTTTAGAAGTAAACTATGGTACTGTTTTGAAAACGTTACAAGACGTTGTAGATCTATTAATAGGATATGGACGATATTTAGAAGTTAACGGATTCGAATTTAACTATGTTGACGAACAAAGCGAAACAATTACTAACTGGACAAATGCAGCAAAGGAATTTTTAGCTTGGTCTGCGCAAGGATGGGCAAACGGTACATCAATTGCATTAAGCCCAGCGGCATTTCAAGTTGAATTTAAAAGAGACTTTACAGTTGTTGATGATATATATGATAACTTTTATAGATATAGTTTACTTGACGAAAATGCACAGCCATTAAACAGAAAGTTTAGTAGTATTCTACGTGACAATAACAGTTTTAGTTTAACAGTTAAAAATTCTGATAATGGAATTTATAATGTAAAATTACCACTTGTACAAAAAGAACATGTTGTGATTATTGATAACGAAACAGTGTTTAACGATTTAATTTATCAGCCTAGTACTGGTTATAGACAAGAACGTTTAAAGTTGATTGGATATAGAAGTGACAACTGGAATGGTAGTTTAAATATTCCAGGATTTGTTTATGATGATGCAGAACTAACTGAATGGGAACCATGGCAGGATTACCAAATTGGTAGTCTTGTAAAGAACAAAGAATTCTATTATGTTGCCAAATATAATGCTCCTGGTACAAAGGATTTTGATTATTCTTACTGGACACGACTAAACGATAAACCAGAGTCTAAATTAATTACAAACTTTGATTATAGAATTAATCAATTTGCAGATTATTACGATATTGACAGCGACGGTTTTGACGAACAACAAAATAAATTAGCACAGCATTTGATTGGATATCAAAAGCGCGACTATCTTGCTAATATTATTAACGATGATGTATCTCAGTATAAATTTTATCAAGGTATGTTACAAGATAAAGGTACGATGAATTCTATTGATAATTTCTTTAATAGTTTAAGAGGAGAATCTAATAGCGTTGAAGTATTTGAAGAATGGGCAGTGCAAGTTGGCAAGTATGGCGCATATCAGAATGTTGAACAAATAGAAATACCATTAGATGAATCTAAATTTAGAGAATCACCACAGGCGATTGAAATTTTAGATTATATGCCTAACGATGTATTTGACACAGTATACAGAGTCCGCACACACGAACTATTAGATAAACCGATTGATACTACTGAAGAATTATTTCCAACAAAGGTATTAGAAGAATTTACTGAAAGCCGTGGATATGTACACGAAGATGATGTAGAATACAAAACACAATCAATTAGCGATCTTAAAGTAATTGATAATAACCAACTTACAGCAGGCGAGTATATTTGGATTACGGATAAAACACCTAACGATTGGACAGTATTTCAAATTGTAGATAGTCAATTTGTTGTAAGAGAAATGTTTGTTAATACTGAGTTAGACGAATTCGACAGAACAACAGCAACACTTACAGTTAGACAAAATTCGCTATATTCAATTGTAGCTGGAGATTTAGTTGCAATTACTGGTGCACAACTTTATTCTGTATACGGTTACTTTGAAGTAATAACAATTGACTATGAAACTATTGTTATTGCTATACCAGAAACAAATGAATTTTTAGATTTTACAGATGAAGAATATAGTTTAAGTGTACTAAGAACTGTAAGAGTAGAAGACTTTGATCAGTATAATAACATTGCACAAAATAGTATTTTTGACAATCAAAGAGTTTGGATCGATAACTATGAAAATAACTCATGGGCAGTATTAGACAATAAGCCAGTTTATAATTCAGTTACACAAGAATACAATCCAAATGACTTACAAGATTCTTCTAACTTAGCAGACATTGATCAAGAATTTACAAAGTCAATATCAGTTACTGCTGATAACAAAGAAGTATATGTGTCATCGCCTAGCAGCGGCGGCGGCGAAGTATTCTACTACAGACGTAATCAAGATAATGATGATTTAGGACTAGCACAAACACTAGGTAATTCTAATGATTTTTATGACGGCACTGAATCAAATTATGGCGAAAGTATTTCTGCATCACACGACGGAAAGTATCTAGCAGTTGGCGTACCAAATGCAAGCGCAGTAAAAACTTTTTATAAAGGTGAATTTGCAGAAACAAAAAATTACACCAAGTGGGATATTGTAAAACATAAAGAAACATTATGGCAAGCAAACACAAGTATTAATAGTAAAAAAGATACAACTACATTTAGTACATTTGATAATTACACACAGATAATTAATCGAACTACAGATACAAATATAAGCTTGCTAAGTACTGGTAATCCAGGATTAGAAAATACCGATGTAGATCACTTTATACTAAGAGCACCTACAGACATGTTCCAAGGTAGTTCAGTTGGTGACGTAATAAGTCTTAAATGGAATGAAAAGACACAACTTAACAACAATATAGTATATTCTCCGTGGAACAATTCTGTAAGCGGACTTGACAAGGCAGTAATTGAAAATAATCATACAATTGCATCTAAAATAGAAGCAATTATTACTATTACTAATATTGCTAAAACGCCATTAGTTGGCGATTTTGTAAGATTATTTACAACTAATCTTGGAGCAAGTACAGCAACAGTTGATTATGTAGCAATTGATGCAAGTAATGCAGTTGTGTATCTAAAAGATATCAAAGGTGTACTTAATGCATCTGGTTCTGCTTATGTAGAAAATCAAACAACAAATGAAATAGTGTTATTAGGTGATTATACTAAAGTAGAATATGGATTTGAAGAAGAATTTAACGGATTCTGGAAAATAGATGTAGCACAATATAATAATGGCGAAACTTTCTTTGAAGAGGGTAAAGGTTTAGTATATGCTGATTTATTCAAGCAAGAAAATTATAGCGAAGAAACAAAAAACAGGAATACATATTATAATATAAGCAATACTGAATTATTAATTGGTGACTTTTTACAAGAAAATCGTAGAGCAAGTATGATTGAACAAATTAGTTCTCCTGATAATTTAAGTAATAAATTTTTAGTAAGAGTCGGACAAGAATTTACTACAGAAATCGGCGATAGTTTTAATTTCTATATGAATAAAAATGATGATTCGTCAGACGAAATTTCTACAGTTGGATTTACATTTGAAGATTTAAATAAAGAACAAACAATTGTTGATATATGGGACGGATATATTGACTTTGAAAATGATGTAAACGTTGCTCAAATCGGTGAGCAGGAGTTTGAAGTTGGTGATATTATTATTGATCAACAATTTGCTCTTGATACAAACTTATTAGTAAGTGAAACTCCGTTAGCACCATTTAATAAAGCTGAAGTAGTGCATGTAAAAACTTTTGGTAGCACACAGGGCAATCGCAGACGAGTCTACATAAAGATTACACAGGGCGATTGGCAACTTAAACAAAACGTACAGTTAGTAAGATTAATCAGAGAGCGTGGCAATGCAGATATTGGTAGAATCCGTACAGTAAATAATCAAATTGATTATTCAAATAGTGTTATAGTTCCAACAGGCAATAATATCGGAAAGTTTTTAGTACTTGAAGCTGAGAATGCATTTGCATTTAGCCAATCAGCAACACTTATTGATAAAGAATATTATTTTTATACAGAACTATTTGGCATTGCTGGTGCACCAACTCAAGCAGACACGCCTAGTTCTTTAAATAGAAATTGGAAACAAGTTTACAACATTAGCACACCAGATGGTGATGCAGTAAAATCAAGTGCAACACTTGACAATGGTGTAGAAGATCAAGGATTGGTAATAATATATTATAAATCTGCTCCAGATCAGTATGTAAGAGTTGCTCAGATTGTTAGTGAGCAATCCTTTGGTATGCCTAATGCACAATTTGGTAAAACAGTAAAAATTATTTCCACAGATACTGGTTACAAACTATATGCAGCAAGTAATTATAGCATCGAATATTTTGAAAACAGTCCGTTAAGCGAAAATAGATTTAGAGGAAACTGGAATAGAACATTGTCGTATTCCGTAGGAGACATTGTATTCCATTACGGAAAGTACTATGAAATACAACAAACACTAACACCTGCAGATCAAACAGACGGATCAATTAACAACTTAAATGCCTTCAAGCCTACAAGTTGGAGAAGAATAATTGACACTAATTATAAAGGAAGTTGGCAAACTGTACACGACTATAGAATTGGTGATATTGTAGAACATAATGATTTGTATTATGTGGCACAATCTAACTTTGCACCAAACGGCCAAGCACCATCAGCTACAAATGCATTATGGGTTGTTACATCTGACGTTGTATATCAAAATTATTTAAAACCTGTTGCAAATACAGGATACGATGTCCGTATTGATAATTTTGTGTTAAACAATACTGCAACTGCTCTTGCTGTAAAAGTATCTAATATTGCTCCAGATAGTACAGTGACAAACGAAATTCGTATATATGGTAGTACAACTTCAGGAAAGTATATCAAGTCTCAAACAATTAGACCTCCTGCTAGCGGAACTGAGTTTGGAATGTCATATGACTTTAGTACAGACGGTAGTTTTCTAGCAATTTCTGAACCGCATAATAGCGACAACGGAACAAATGTAGGAAAAGTCTACCTATACACTAATACAAACGGAACGTATGAACTAACACAAACATTAGAGCCGCCAAAAAATTCAGTATCATTAAACTTTGGCTACTCGCTGTCATTTAGCGATAACGTATTATCTATTGCAAGTTTTGCAGGTATAGTTCTTACAACAACTATCTTTGATGCAGACGAAACGTTATTTGATCTAGACCAAACTGAATTCCAAAAGGTTAATTATGATCCTGGTGTAATTTATGTTTACGAACAAGTAAAAAATAAATTTATATTTGCTGAAAGCATTCCGTATGATAATGTTACTAAAGAACTTAGGGAGCAAGTTCTTATTAATGCAAATCATATATATGTAGGCGTTCCGGCAAAAGAAAACAATGTATATGTTGGTGGCTTATATGACTACAGAAAGAAAGTTAATTCTAGTGGGTGGAATGTAAGCAGAGAATTAATACAACCAGTTGACCTTGATAAAATACAAGGTGCATTTTTATATAATAAAAGAACAAATTCTATTATTACTTACTTAGATTATATTGATCCTATTCAAGGAAAAATTGCAGGACCTGCAGATAAGAATATTAATTTCAAAGTACCATTTGATCCAGCATATTATAATGTTGGCGATACTGCTGATACATTTTATTGGGAAGAAAATCATGTAGGTATGGTATGGTGGAATACCGGTACGTCTACATTTACATATCCATACCAAGGCGATATCAATTATCAACGAGACAACTGGAATGAATTGCAGCCAGGTGCTACTGTTGATGTATGCGAATGGGTAGAAACTGATTACCTTCCAAGTGAATGGGATGAACTATCAGAAACAACTGATGGAATAGCACAAGGTATTACAGGACAAACACTATATGGCGATTCTCAGTATAGTAAGAAGTTTGTGTTTAACGAACAAAGCCAAACGTTCTCTGAAAAGTATTACTATTGGGTAAAGAATGCAAAAATTATTCCTGCAAAAACAAATAGAACTCTTACAACACTAGACATTGCTAGATTAATCGCTGTACCAAGGCAGCAAGGCTACAGATATCTAAGTATGTTATCAAGTAATAGAATTGTTTTAAATAACTGCAACGGGCTTGTATATGATACTGACGTTGTACTAGCAATAAGATATAGTAATACTAATATTGATAAACAAAATAGTCATAGTGCATATAAATTAATTACAGACGGATTAGATACTAGCGGACCATCTGCTGATATTGAATTAAAATGGTTTGATAGTTTAATTGGGTTTGACATAAACAATAGAGCTATTCCTGATGTTAATTTAACAGAGAAACAAAAATACGGTGTACAGTCTACACCTAGACAAGGTATGTTTAAAAACAGACGAGAAGCTCTTAAAGAATTTATTGAAAGAGTTAATGTAGTTTTAAGCAACGAATTAGTTATCGAAAAGTTTAATATAAGCGCAATAGATCAAAAAGATCCGTTACCAACATTTGAATCAGGAGTATATGATGTTAAAATTGATTCGTTAGATCAACTATCGCTAGTAGGAACAAAAGTAAAACAAGCAAAACTAGAACCTATTATTATAAACGGAAAAATTACTAAAGTTAAAATTATAGATCCGGGTAGAGGATATAAAACTGCACCTTCTTATAAAATAAATGGCTTTGGTGAAGATGCTAGATTTGATATTGGATTAAATAATCTAGGACAAATTACAACAGTTCAAGTAATTTACGGCGGCAAGAATTATGCCAATACAACACAAATTGATGTTAGAAGACACAGTGTGCTTGTAGAATCTGACTCAGAAGTTGATAATAAATGGAGCATTTATGCTTACGACAATGAACAATTAAAATGGAATAGAATCAAAGTACAAAGTTATGATATAACAAAATACTGGTCTTATATTGACTGGTACGATACAGAATACAGTGTATTAACTAATCCTGATTATACAATTAATAGTACATACGAATTATCATTTATTGACGATCAACTAGGGGATATTATAAAAGTTAACTCAGTCGGCACAGGTGGTTGGTCATTGCTTGAAAAAGTAAACACTAATACTGAAAACGATTATAAAACTGTTGGTAGAGAAAACGGCACAATACAATTTAAAGATAATCTGTATAGAAACGAAACTTCAAACTCTGGATTTGATAATAAGAGTTTTGATTCGTTCTTGTTTGATATCGATCCTAGATTTGAATTAAGAGTAATATTAGAAACTATCCGCGATGCATTACTAATTAAAGATTTGCGTATTGAATATAATCAACTATTCATTGCAACATTAAGGTATATTCTTACTGAGCAAAATCCAGATTGGTTCTTCAAAACTAGCTTTATTAAGGTCAAGCATCTAGCAGGAAATTTAGATCAAGATCTAACCTACAATATCGATAATTTAGAAAACTATAAAAGATACATCGAGGAAGTAAAACCTTACAAAACTAATATAAGAGAGTTTGTGAGTAATTTCCAAAAAATTGAAACCGCTAGTACGTCAGTATCAGACTTTGATTTACCAGTATATTACAATGTAGATACTGGTAAAGTTACACCAATAAGTGTACAACTAAAAAATGGAGTAGCAGTTGTTGATAACGATTTAGTAAACGAATATCCTAGAAAAAATTGGCTAGATAATATCGGAGCAAGTATTACTGAAATTACTATTAGTAATCCAGGGACTGAATATACTATTGCGCCAAAAGTTGAAATTATCGGTAACGGCACAGGCGCAACAGCACAAGCATATGTAGGCTACGGAACAATAACTAATATTGTAATCACAAATAAAGGCAAAGGATATACCCAAACACCAACAGTGAAAATTACTCCACCACCTAATAGTGCAGGTACGCCTGCAACAGCTATTGCTGTCCTAGGAGATATGTTGGCAAGAACTGCAAATACTACAATTAAGTTTGACAGAAATAGTGTTACACCATTGTTAAGTGCAGAAGATATGAGAAAAATTGAAACATTTACAGGCACAGGAAGTAAAACTACTTTTGACTTAATTTTTCCAGCTAACTTAGATCAAAATACAATTAGTATTTTAGTTAACAATCAAGAAGTACTAGCAAGTCAGTTTAATGTATATAATATTAAAGATACAACACGAAGTTATACTAGATATGTAGGGCAAATTGTGTTTGATGTAGCACCAGCAAATAATGCGTTAATTGAAATTAACTATACTAAAAATATTAATATGTTAAATGCAGTTGATAGAATAAAAGTTGCATATACACCAGATGCAAATGCATTTGGTAATGATATTGCACAACTTATGGACGGTGTTGATTACGGCGGTGTTGAAGTTAAGAGCTTTGAATTTGATACAAACTTTGGTTGGGATACCAAGGGATGGTTTAACGATATTTGGGACGAAATTGAAAATACACAAGAAGATGAAATTGTCTATATGGATGATTCTAGTGCAATTGTTTTAAATAAACCATTAGAAGATAATGTTGCTTATAATGTTTACAGAGTAGGTTATGACGTAAACGGTAATGTTGTAACAAATAGAAGACTAGATGATCCAAACTTCGACACGCCACAGCAAACTAATCTTGATGCAACATGTCTTACGTTAGTTGGTGACGGAAGCACTCAAATTTTACACTTAGAAGATCTACAAGCAACGACGGTATTAGGTGCTAATGAATCAAGAGTAGCATTTATAGTAAGAAAAACTACAAGTGACGGTAGTATACTTTATGATGCAAGAACTTATGATCTAGATCTCGACGGCGGCAATATGAATTATTCTAATGCTAAAGGTATTACTGCTGAAGAAATTATTGTAGATGGTGATAGCTTTGTTACTCCTACTACAAGCAAAAGTGTTGAAGAACTAGTTCCAGGACAAGTGCAAGATACATTAGATATCCAAGTTAGTACATTAGGCGATGACTCGTCGTTAGTACGTTACAGAATATTTAAAGATATTCTTAACAGAACAATCTATAGCCGTATTGACACACCACCGACTAAACTTGCAAAATCAATTACACAGTTAAGCCTAAGTATTGAAGTCGAAGATGGAACAAATTTAATTGAACCAAACAGAACAAAAAATATTCCAGGTGTGCTTATGATTAATAAAGAGCGTATTGAATATCTTGTAAAAGATGGAAATGTGTTAAAACAACTACGTCGCGGCACGTTGGGCACAGGTGTTGCAAATATACATCCAAAAGGAGAGCAAGTATTTTTAGCTGATATTAGTAAGTACGTACCTTACGTAGACACTACACAAAGTCAAACAGCTACTAATGTAAGTATAGTAAACTTAAACTTCTTACCTTTGTCAACAGACGAATTTGAAGTATTTGTAAACGGTCTTAGACTAAATGGAAAACCATTTGCTAAGTTTGATGCAACAGTTGGACTTGATTCACCTGAAGCAGACTCAATTGTTCCTGCAGATTACGTAATAGAATATTATAACAATCAACAGAATGCAAGAATAGTAATACAAAGCCCAGCAATATTAAATATTGAACAAAAGAATATAGTGATTGTAAGGAAAAAAGGTAATATTTGGCAACGTTTAGGCGAGTCAATAACCGAAACTGAAACAAGTATCGGATTTTTCCTTAGAGCAGGAAACTAATAAATACAGTATAGGAAACAAAAATAATGGATAGTATAAACGAATTAAACGGAGTTTCGGTGCAAGGTCATATCAAGATATATGACCCTTCGAATGGCGAGATCTTTGTACAAAAAAGAAATGCTATACACTACGAAAACATGAGTTTAGCGTTGGCAGAAAGTATTGCAAATATGAGCCAAGGTTTTATATACGAAATGAGCTTCGGTAATGGTGGTACAAGCGTTGACCCAACAGGTATTATTGCTTATTTAACACCAAATTCAACAGGTGCTAATGCAAGTTTATATAATCAAACTTATTCAAAGGTAGTTGTAGATGACGGACTTTTAAATAAAAACCCAAACAACAATTATCTTGAAACAAGACACGTAAGCGGCACAAACTATACTGATGTGCTAGTAAGTTGTTTATTGGATTATAGTGAACCAAACGGTCAAGATGCATTTGATAATGCCACTGACATGGATGGCAATTTTGTGTTTGACGAACTTGGATTGAGAAGTAAATCAGCAGAGGCAGATGCACTAGGTAGATTAATTACACACGTAATTTTTCATCCTATTCAAAAGTCACTTAATAGACTAATCCAAATTGATTATACGGTAAGAATTCAGAGTCTTTCAGGAGGTAATGCATAATGCCATATGAAGTACGATATAGTGATGAAGCTAATAAAGGTGTTATACTAGTTGAAGATAACTTAATTAACACTGAAACTAGTATGCAACTTCCAGGCAAACGAGCTACTGGATACGGTAAAGCAGTTGCAGAGAATTTTTTGCATTTGCTTGAAAACTTTGCATCACCTAACGAACCAACTACTCCGGTTGAAGGACAACTATGGTACGATACAGGCGGATCAGAAAGCCAGTTAAAAATTTATGATAGCACACAGTGGAAAACAGCAAGTGGATTTACTAAATCATCTGCAAGACCAACTGCGTCACAGTCGACAGCAGGCGACTTATGGGTTGATACAACTAACCAACAGTTGTTTGTTTATACAGGTGCAGCATGGGTACTAATTGGACCAGAAACATCACTAGGACTACTAACTGGCGGAAGAAAAGAAGAAATAATTTCTACTACAGAAGAAACTATAGAAATATTTACTCTATTTGTCGAAGGCGTTCCTTATGCTATCCTTAGCTCAGAGAATTTTACACCAAAGGCTAAAATTGACGGGTTTAGTGCAATATCAAAAGGTCTTAACATAAGAGACGAAACCCCGTTCGAAGAAAACAATCCGATTAAATTTCAAGGCGTAGCTGAAAAAGCAAAATCTTTAGTAGTTACAACTGCAACTGGCTCACAAAATGTCCCAGCTGAAAACTTTATTAGAACTGATGCTGCTGGAACTATGGAACAGCAGCTAAGAGTAAAAACAAATGATGGTGTTAAGATTGGATCTGAAGATCATTTAAACATTAAAGTATTGGCAGGCGAGACAGACAGTATACAGTTTATTGCTAGTAAAAATGCATCTAACATTAATTTTTCTTTAAGAGACGGCGACAAATTTAATGATGTATTAACAGTGGCAAGTAACGGAACATTCGGAGTAAACAATACTTCTCCAGACGAAGCATTACATGTCGTTGGTAATGTTAAAGTCACACCGATTCCAGATGATCCAACAAGTGGCGTAATAGTTATTGAAAATACATCATCTAGTACAGATATTAATTCAGGTTCTATTGTTACAGCAGGCGGAGTAGGCATTGCTGAAAACTTAAATGTAGGTAATGACGTTTCTATTACAGGAGTTACAACAGTAGCTAGTAATGTTTTACCATCTACGTCCGAGTCGCTTAATATTGGTTCAGACACACAAATGTTTGATACGGTACATGCTCTAAAATTTAAAGGATCACTAGAAGGTGATATCACAGGCACAGTGAACGGCACAGCTGACAAAGCAAATAAACTTGCTAATGCTACTACGTTTAGTGTATCTGGAGATGTAGAAGCACCGAGCTTTGACTTTGACGGAAGTACTGGTGAAGAAAAAACTTTTAACATATCTATTAAAAACACATTTATTTCAAGTAGAGATGCAATTGCAAACGTTGCCGGAACAGATGAATTATTAGTAAACGTAACGTCAGGTAATACTGGTGTACGTAGAGTTACAAAAAATGACTTTATAAAAACAGTACCTATTACACCTGTAGGATCAATACTACCGTTTGGCGGCAATACTGCTCCTGAAGGATGGTTAATCTGTAACGGAGAGATTGTCAATAAATCAGCATATGCTAGTTTATGGGCTGTAATTGGTCATAACTTTTTAGATCCGACCTTACTAGGTGACGGCGGCGCAGCAACATTTGCACTACCAGACATGCGTGGACGTATGCCTTTGGGTGTAGATAATATGGGCGGAACACCTGCTAACAGAGTTACAAGTTCTGTACAAAGCTTTACTAACTTACAAGGCATTAATACACAAGGTACTGGTACTAATGCAGTTTTCTCAGTCCAGACAAATAACGGAATATATACAGTACAAGTTACAAATCCAGGCGATGGATATGAAATAGATGATAGAATATCAATTTCTGGTATTATCTTTGGCGGAGCATCACCTGCGCACGACTTAGTAATTACTGTAGAAAGTGTTTTAGCTAACGGTGTAAATACATTTAGTATTCAAGGTACTGCATTTACTGGTATTGGCGCAGATAAAGTTGGAGCAAGCTTAGGTAATCAAGCTGCTGAAATTGGGGTTAAAAACTTACCTGATCACGATCATAAGTTAACTAATTCTGCTAATCAATACTATGCTATTTCACAACGAGGTGAAGATCCTGACAATCCGGGAGAATTAACTAATAATCCTAATACTGTAGAGTTACCGATTGAATCAGGCACTTCGGGGTTTCAAGGTATTTTAAACTCCGGTGGTGTAAACACATCTGCAGGACTTAGCGTTCCACTTAATGTAATGAACCCATACCTATCATTGAACTATATTATATACTACGGAGAAGTTTCAGAATGAGCTATCAACTAAACAAAACAGACGGCACAATATTAGTAGATCTAATAGACGGCAAAATTGATAGTAACAGCACTAACTTAACCTTAGTTGGGAGAGGATACAGAGGCTACGGTGAAGTTTTTAATGAAAACTTTATTAAATTGCTTGAAAACTTTTCTAACACTGCTGCTCCTAGTAATCCGTTGACAGGACAGTTATGGTGGGATACATCTAACGAAAAATTAAAATTATATACAGGCACACAGTGGAAATCAACAGGTGAGCCGTTTGTACAAGCAACGCAGCCTGAAGATTTAACAGAGGGTGATTTTTGGTTTGACAATAGAAACGACCAGCTATACTTTTTTGATGGTACCGGTGATCCTTTATTAATTGGCCCCGGATATACAACTAGTCAAGGTAAGAGCGGATTATTTGTAGAAAACATTAGAAGTACAACAGGGTCAAATGTTGCTGTGATAAAATTATTTATTGCAAACAGTGAAGTAGGTCTGTTTAGTAATTCAGAATTTATTCCAACACTACAAGATCAAGTTGCACAGCTAGTAACCGATAACAATCCTAATGGTATTATATTCCAAGGATTTAATGTCTATGAAAAAGAAAACTTTCAGTTTATTGGTGTTGCCGAAAGTACAAGTAAAATTAAAACGTCAGATGGGAGCTTTCTTACAGCTGATCAGTTTTTAAGATCTGATCAAGATAGCTTAACACTTGGTAGCATAGATATAAGAAACACACAAGGCTTACAATTTTCTACTCCAGATAACGCCTTTGTAAATATGCGTCCACAGGGCAATGACTTTTTTATTGAAAATAGTCTTACAGCAAGTGATTTAAGATTGCGTGTGCGCTCAGGCGCTAACCAAGGACAAATTGTTGATGCTATTAGAGTTGATGCTAGTGAAGGTAGAATAGGTATATTTAATGTTGGTAGATTGCCGCAATATACACTAGACTTAGAAGGCGATATGCGTATCACAGGCAACCTAACAGTTGAAGGTGAACAGTTAAGCGTTGAAGTTACGTCATTACAAGTTTTGGACAAATCAATTAAACTTGCTGTTACAGCTGAAGGCTTAGCTGGCGATGACACTATTGCTGACGGCGGTGGTATTGAACTAAGATCAAATCAAGGCGATAAGACTATGGTCTGGCGCCAAGCTACTAACAGCTGGACATTTAATAAAAATATTGATATTTTAGAGGAAGATGGCGAATTAACAATTGCTGGGGTTACTAAAATCGCAGGCGAAAGTTTGCAAAATATTACATTTGCTGATGATCTTGTTAGAGTAGGAACTCTAGTTAGTCTCAACGTTGATAATTTAAACATGGACGGTAATACATTTACGTCAACAACTGTCTTAAATATTAACTCTCAGAGTGAGATTAACATTAGTGCCGGCGGCGATATTAATTTAGTACAACAAAGAAAAATTAGAAACTTATTACCACCTGAGCTAAACACAGATGCAGCAAACAAGATATATGTTGATAGTTCATTTCTAACAGCGCCTCTTACACTTACATTTGACGTTACTGGCTTGGATACCGATGCGCAATATTTAACTACACTAGCAGGTTATATTCAAGATTTATTTCCTGCAGAAACACGTAATATCGGCAAAGTAGCAAACATTCATACATATAGTTATTCTAGTGTTTTTATTAATATTGAAGGCGCTAAAAATGTTACAACCGTTGCTGTTGACGCTGGCGGCACACAAAACCAGCCAGTTGTGCGAGATATTGCGTTTAGTAATATTCAGTTTGCTTCACCGAATAGACAATTGTTAGAGTATGAAATTGAAGATTATTTTGATGTAAACACAGGTTTAACAAACCCAACGTGGATTCACCAACAGACAACACAGTATTAATAGATAAATATATATAATAAACCAGAGGAACAACCAGTATGGCATACCAGATAGATAGATTTGATAACTCACAACTAACGATTGTAGATGACGGCACGTTAGATCAAACAACTAACCTTAAACTCATAGGTAAAAACTATGCAGGCTACGGCGAAATTCAAAACGAAAATTTACTTTTCTTGCTTGAAAACTTTGCAGGCGGCAATGCACCTACAAGAGCTATTAGAGGACAGATTTGGTTCGACACAGCGCAAAACAAAATTAAATATTTTGTTGCAGCAGATAATGCATCTCCAGGAGTAGGGTACTGGAAAGCTACAGGTGGTTCAGAAGTTAATGCAGTTACACCAAACGGTTTATCAGAGGGCGACTTTTGGTGGAACAACAGTACACAACAGCTATATGTGCTAAACGCTGCTGGTGACTTTGTACTTGTAGGACCACAGGTTGCTGGTTCGGGTGTTACAAATATGGTTAGTGCCGAAGTGCAAGATACTACTGGTACATCAAGAAGTATTATTCAAGCAATTATCGATGATACTGTTGTATACATTATTAGCTCTAATGAATTTTCGTTAAATGCAGTTAATCCAATAGAAGGATTTGATAGAATCCGCAAAGGCTTAACAATGAAATGGACTATGAACGCTGATAACGGTGTTACTAACAGTGCTGAAGTTGCAGAAAGAGTATTTCAATATCACGGAACAGCATCTAATGCTGCAAAATTAGGCGGAATTGACGCTGCTAATTATGTAACTACAGCAGCACCTAGTTTTTCAAACACAGTGACATTTAGTGACACAGGGCTAACAGTCGGTAATGAATTAGATTTAAAACTTTCAATCGAAAACGGCGATAAAGCAGTAATTGAAAATCAAACTGGTAACAGTAGTGAAATTAGATTTAAAGCAACTAATGAAAGCGGCGCAGGAACAACATCAATTGTTGTAAAACATAATGAACTAGCTCCATTTACAAACAACAACATTACACTAGGTAATGCAAGTTATAAATTTAGCGAAGTACATGCTACTGCATTCAAAGGCGAAGCAGATCAATCTGCATTATTAGCAGTAGACGATAATGCTACAGTGCCTTATCAGTCAGCTTCGATTGCTGCTACAGCAAACAAGATTGTATCAAGAGATAGTGCAGGTAATATGGCAGCAAATGTTATTACTGGTACAGCAACACAAGCTCGTTATGCTGACCTTGCAGAAAAATATACAACAGAAACAGAACTACCAGCAGGAACAGCAGTTGCAGTTTCAATTAAAGATGAGTATGAAGTAATGCCAGCAAGAGCAAGTAATCTTTGCATTGGTGTAGTATCAACAGACCCTGCATTAATGATGAATTGCGAAGCTGAAGGACAGTACATTGGACTTAAAGGACGTTTGCCTGTAAGAGTAAATGGTCCAGTCAAAAAAGGCCAAGCAGTGTATGCATGGAACGAAGGTGTATGTCGCACTATCGAAACTACTGCACTAGTTGGCGTAGCACTAGAAACAAACTTAGATGAAAATGAAAAACTAGTAGAGTGCGTTCTTAAAGTATAAGGAAAAATAAATGGCTGCTGATATAATTACAGCATCAAGGTTTAACCTTTTACAAAAACGATTATCATCTATACTGGGCAGCGGTAATGCCCAGTCGGGGTACGGCCAAGGCATATCAGGATATGGCGGGCGTGTATCAAGTAGTGAAGTTTCGATATTAAACGAAAGTAACAGAAATATTGCTACTGCTGAAAATATTAATGAGCTTTATACTGATATACTACGAGCACGTATACATCAAATTGGATACGAAAATGAAGAAATTACAAACACAGTTCGTAATGCTAGACTAAAACCTAATCTAAATCTTATAGCGGATGAAACTAGTAATTTCTTTTCAGACCTAGCTGTTGAATCTGACGATCCAGACGGCGAATTATTAGGTATGCGTGACTTTGAACGTATGATGAGTCTTGTTGAACGAGATAAATTTCTCGTTCACGATTCAATGGCAGTAGAAGAAACAGGCGAAAGCTTCTTTAGAGTAAGACCTTGGGATTTTAAATTAACACACGAAGTACGAGTGCGTTTTAGAAATGCAAATCACCGCAGACACTTTTTCAATAGTGGCGGCCAATTACAAATAAGTGCATTATTAAATAATCCCGCTGGTAATAAATCTTTAGATTGGGCACAAACATTATCATTAGCCGGAACAATTAAGTTTGGCTACAATTATTGTGAATCTACAAGCACTGACACTATATCTCCTCCAGCAATACTATCGGGAATTGGAAATTATCAACTTTCAAATCAATACGATGTGTACACTGGAACAAATCTTATTGGGCCGTTGTTTGTAAAACAAAGCCGTGGCGAATACGATGAAGGCAGATATATAGGTAATAATTTTACAATAAGTGCAAAAGAAATTAATGCATCAGAAATACAATTTAGAATGGTGTATGACGATGTATCTGCTGATTCTTTCCAGTATGTGCAAGGAACAATGCGTAGTTTTGTAAATCACTACCGTTCTAAAGGTACTTTTGCTTCCGAAAATGATATATACTTAAACGTGGAGGTTCCTGCTCCATATTATGAAAATATAACAACTTTTTAGGATAGTAAATGGCCATAGGTGATACAGTTACAGCAGACCGGTTTAATAACCTTCAGACACGTATCACAAGAATTTTAGGTTTTGGTGGCGGAGACTTTGGTTATAAACAAGGTTATAGCGAATCAACGGGAAATTATGGACCAGCTGAAACTAGTACACCAGTTTCAACAGACCCACTAAGTAATAGGAACATTGCAACGGCAGCTGATATAAATGAGCTATATATTGATTTGTTAAGAGCTCGAATCCATCAAATTGGTTTAGATAATAATGAAATAACTGACATTATTAAAAACACACGGATAGTAAAAGATAGTAATGTTATTGCAGATGGTGAAAGTTTCTTTGTAGATAATGATGGTATTGAAACAGTTGACCCAGAAGGATTTGCTAAAGGATTTGCTGATTTTGAATTATTAATGGATAATATAGAATTAGATAAATTTATTTGCCATTCTACACAAGGTGTAGCAGAAACTGGTGAATTAATTAATACAGGCCAACCTTCGATATCTGAACGAACTGACGGATGGAATACTACAATTAACTTTGTTGTAAAAGCAGTATTTGACGATTTTGATCATCGACGTGCATTTTTTAACAGTGGCGGCGAAATACGAATGGAGGCAGATCTAAATCTGCCTGAAGGAGCAAAAGCTGCTGATTGGACTGATTTATTAAATGCAGCTGGTGTAATCAAATTTGGATATGACGAAACGATAGGAACTGCACAAGGAATAGTTTATCCGATAGGTAATAACGACTTAGATCTACTAGATTATCAACTATTATTTTCTAAATCAAGCTCAGGAATTACACTTGGAGGAATTTATGCAGCAAACACTTTTACAATAAGTGCAAAACTACTTAGTGATAGAATTATAGAATTTAAATATGAGTTCGATGATGCAGATAGTTCAGGCGAAGATGATGATTTAGTTGTAGGTGATATGTCCGCAACAATTGGACATTTTAGAGCCAAGGGTGTTTTTGATGATCCTGCAGATAATATTTTTAATGTAGAAGTACCGCCACCAGTATACGAAATAGTTACTGAACTATATGAGGGAGTGTAAATGCCCACAACAATAAAAATTACTGCGGCTAATTATAATAGTTTGCAAGATCAAATATCTGCTATATTAACAACTAGCCTTGCTGGATCACCACAAACAGGATGGGGACAAAGTAGTAATAGTGACACACACGAACCAACTGCTCCACAAACTACATTGATTACAGCACAACAGTACGAAGATTTGTATATAGATGTTGTACGCTCACGAGTACACCAAATAGGCGCAGCAAATTTTACAATTGATGACTTTGTTACAGGTGACTATGCAACAAACACTACTGATACAGATTTAGTAGAGCATCTTTATTATACTAATTTACAATCTCTTATTACTACTATAGAAACGGATAAATTTGTTGTTCATACTTCTCAAGTAGAGGAAGTTGCTTATAATGCTAATCAACGCACTACAGGATGGAAAGTAAAAGTAGTGCATGAATTTAGTCTAACTTGGACAAATGCCGAACACAGGCGACATTATTTTAATGCCGGCGGGTTAATCCGTTTATACACTGATCTAGCAGGTAATTCAACAGCAAAAGGCACAGACTGGGCAAATGCACTTGATTATGGAACATTAAATTTTAGTCACGATGAAACTTATACACTCGACGGCGCAAATAAAACAGTATCAAGTTCGTTAGGAAATTATAACGGTTTAACAGGCTCATACCAAATAATTTTATCTCGTAGTCCTGTAGCTTATACACCAAACATTTACACAGTTGAGGTAAAAGAAGTAAGCGATTCTCGTTTAGATTTTAGAATTACATATGACGATGTAAATAACTCTGCACTAACGCCGGCTGATGCAAATGATGGATTTCCAGACGTTGATGAACTAGTTACAGGTACACTAACAAGCCAAATCGAAGCTGTAAAACCCTGGGGTACAGTTACTATAGATGGCACAGTATATGATACAGTAAAAGTAAACGAACCTACTTATGCTGTAATAACAAATTTATCATCAGGCACTTGACACACTCTTAATTTTATGTTATACTAAGTTAAACTAGGAGTATTCTATGGACGAGCGATTATCACAAGCACTTGAGTTTTCGAACTATATCACAACAATTAACAACCAAAAAAGAATGATTAAAGAAAAATACTTTCAGTCATTAATTTATTTTTGTCAAGGCGGCCAATTTACTATCACAAAGGAACTTATTACATTTGTAACGTTACTTGTTGAAAAAGGTAATGTTGAAAATATTGTATTAGTTGATGACAACGATACTCCGATCCAAATTAACGATCTTGAAATGTTTTTAGATGAGATACTTTCAAAATATTTTGAAACAGCAAATACATACCATCAAAAATATACCGAACTGGCAAAAAATAGAGATATTGGATCTTTAGTAAACAATGACTAAAGGAGTAGTATTAATTGCAAATAATAACGGTGCTGTTGATTATGTCAAACAAGCAATATATTGCGCAAAACGCATAGGAAAATATCTAAAACTACCAGTGACACTGATAACAGATAGTCATAATTATGCAGTAGAAACATCAAATAATGTATTTGATAAAATAATTTCTACTGATTATAAAGTATCTAATAACAATAAAATATATTATGATGGCGCAATGGCGCATAAGATATTAATGTTTAAAAATCATAGCCGGACAGTTGCATACTACAATACTCCATACGATCAAACTATATTAATGGATACTGACTACCTAGTTTCTAGTGATATTCTTAATAACTGTTTTGACATGACATCTGACTTAATGATGTATAAAGATAGCTACGATATTTCTAATGTAAGGGATGTTAGTGAGTTTAAGTATATAAGTGATAAAAGTGTTGACTTTTATTGGGCCACCGTAGTGTACTTTGAAAAGTCTAAAAAGAACGACATCTACTTTAATCTTATTGATCATATAGAAGAAAATTGGAAATACTATCAAAACATGTATGACATAAATTCAACCCTATTTAGAAATGATTTTGCATTTAGTATTGCATTACATATTATGAACGGGTTTACTAGTAATAATCAAGTGTCTATACAGCTTCCAGGTAAACATTATTATACAATTGATAAAGACGTATTGTGGAGTGTTAAAGATAATAATATGACATTCTTGGTACATAAGAAAAAGTATGAAGGACAGTATACTTTATTGAGTACTACCGGATTAGATGTACATGTAATGAATAAATTTAGTTTAGAGAGAATTATTAATAATGAGTAAAGGATATGTTATTGTAGCACAAAATAATTTAGATTATGACTACAGAATTGCACCTAATCACGATCTTGTACCTCAATATGAAGGCATTTACGTTGACGTGTGGTATAAAGAGATGGACTATATAAAAGGTCAGCATATTTATAATAATGGATCTGTATATAAGGTTAATAAAACAAGTAAGACATTTACAAATTTTGAAGAATTAGATTTAAAGTTAATTGTAAAAAATGTTAGACTAATTGATGACGAAAATACTCGATTAGATTTTCATCGTGCTCACACTAATGACTTAGTATTATCAAATAATAATCTTTACACAGTCAAACAACAAGATAATAAAATTCCGTATGAATTAACTTCGATTTATAAAGGTATACATGTTGACGTTTACTATGATAATCTAGAGTATGTTACAGATCAACATGTGCTAAAAGATAATATCGTTTATAAAATGACATGTAATAGTAAAGATATAAACAAATCAACAGCTGAAATAATTGTGACAGACATAAAATTATATGAAGATGCAAATAAATCATTATGGTTTGAAGATGCAAAAGCAGGCGATAAAGTTTTATATTACAATCATTTATTTCAACTAGAACCTGTAGTATTTGATGATTATATAAAGCAAGCATGTTACTTAGCAGCAAGTCTACATAAATTTAATGCTAATGCAAAAATATCTGTAATAACTAACGACATAATACCAGAGGAATATACAAAGTTATTTGATCATATTATTCCTATACCATACGGCGATGCTGCTGCTAATTCTATATGGAAGGTAGAAAATCGTTGGAAAGTATATCATAGTACTCCTTACGATGAAACCGTAGTATTTGATGCAGATATGTTTATATTACAAGACATAACATCTTGGTGGGACTATTTTAGCAATTATGAATTATATTTTACTACCCAGGTAAAAACATATAGAGATAAATTGGTTACTAGCGATGCGTACCGTAAAACATTTGTGGCTAATAATTTACCTAATATATATACAGGTATGTACTATTTTAAAAAATGCAAACTAGCAGATGATTTCTTTGATATGCTAGAGCTAATATGTAAGGATTGGGAAATATTTTATGAGAAATTTCTACCAAAAGACACTCCGTTTAATCTAAGCATTGATGTAGCATCAGCACTAGCAATCATGATATTGGGTATAGAAGATAAAGTTACAAATAAACAAAATACTGAAATTACTTTTATTCATATGAAACCTAAGATACAAGAATGGAGACGTTATTATGACTCGTGGCAAGCGTCATTAGGTGTATACTTTGACCAAAATATAGAATTGAAATTAGGTAATCACCGCCAGTTAGGAATTTTACACTACACTGAAACTAGTTTTCTAAATAATATTAATATAGAAAGTATTTTAAATGTCTGATCTTATAAACGTTCTTAAACGTATAAACAAAAAAATAGAATCGTCGTCTGACAGTTATGTATACTATGACGAGTTAACTGGTATGATTAAAAAAATTTCCAATATTAGTGAAATTAATGATTACGGTATATTAAGAGTTAATCATGAACAAGTTAAAGATATTATTAAAGGTCGATACAAATATAGTGATTTTCTAGTTACATACGATAACTCTCAAAGAATTAATGTACTGAAACGTAGAGATCTTAAAAACAACTCTCGTGAAATAAGAGATAGAATATATAAAATTAAACAAGTATATAATGATTACTACCATAAAGAAATATATAAAGGCATACATGTTGATGTATGGTATAAAGATCTTGAACATCTTAAAGGTCAACATGTCTGGCATGATAATGTTGTGTATAAGGCGAAAGATGTAATACCATCAAACACAAAATTTAATGCTAACCATTATGAAAAAATTTTAAGCGATGTAATTCTTTATAAAGATGTAAATATAAACTTACCATTTAAGCCATTAACAGCTATTGGACAGTCATTTTTAAATAATAATTATCTTTATCAGTATTCTCAAGGAATTGACATTGAGGACTTAACAATTAAAAGAGATTTAACTACGAACTGTTGGAGTTTCATAACTTCACTTGCAGTACAAGACGACATAAGTTTTAGAAATTTAGAAAGTATCAGAAATACAAGTTTGTCTATTTTTGTTACAGCCTTAAATGATCCTAATATCTTATACAGACATTTTCTAATTCCAGTAAATGATTTACTCAGAGATAGTAGCATACATATATCTTTCAAATACGATTGGGAAAGCACCGATAAGCAAGTAAGTATATATACAAATAAGTTCTTTGACACTTATGTCTATAGGGTAATTAAATGAACAAAAAGTTTAGAGTAACAGATTATGATATTATATATTTGTCATATGATGAACCAAATGCTGAAAAAAACTATGCAGATTTGTGTAATAAAGTGCCATGGGCTAAACGTGTACATGGAGTTGAAGGATCAGATGCGGCACACAAGGCATGTGCAGAACTAAGCGAAACTGATCGGTTTATTACAATCGATGGTGATAATATTATAGATGAACGATTTCTTAATCAAGAAATAGATTTTGAAGAACATGCTAACTTGTCCACTAGTGTAATTAGTTGGACTGCTAAAAATACAATTAATGGATTAACATACGGCAACGGTGGAATTAAATGCTGGCCAAAAAACTATGTTCTTAACATGCGTACACATGAAAATGCAGATCCAAATAACGCCCATGCACAGGTTGATTTTTGTTGGGATATTAAATATATACAAATGAACGGAACCTACAGCGAAATAATGAATAACGCTACTCCGCATCAAGCATGGCGTGCTGGATTTAGAGAAGGTGTAAAGATGACATTAGATCAAGGCATTGGGGTAACAAAAGAACAGTTACTTAAAAGTCACTGGAAAAATTTGCATCGATTATATATTTGGTTAATGGTAGGTGCAGATGTAGAAAACGGAAAATGGGCTATTTACGGTGCTAGAGAAGGACTGTACAAAACTATGTGTACAGACTGGAATTTTATCAATGTACGTGACTTTGAATATCTTAATAATCTTTGGAAAGAAATTGAACCTAAAGTATCAATGGACGGACTAGAAGACTCTATTGAAGAATATGGTATTAAGCTTATTAAAGAACTTGAAATACCGATTGCAGAAAGTCCGTTAAACGCACAACAAAGTAAGTTCTTTAAGACAGTGTACCAGAATCCTGCTCGTACTGCTAATCAACAATTTATTAACCAGGAATGTTAATGACAGATATACATACTTTTAAAAAAGAAAAATTAGATAAAGTAAGTTGTTCATTTTGTATAGCAAAATGGAAGCAAGTAACAATACATCTTCATAATGGACATACACATAGTTGTCACCATCCAGCGCCACACAAGATACCTATTGAAGAATTAAAAGATAACCCTAGCGCATTACATAATACTAATTTTAAAAAACAACAGCGTAAAAAGATGCTAGAAGGCGACCGCCCCAACGAATGTGATTATTGCTGGCGTGTGGAAGATTCCGGTAGCGATAGTTTAAGCGACAGAACATATAAATCAGCTGAGCCTTGGTCTCAGTCATACCTAGAAGATATTGTATCCAAGCCGTGGGACGATAATGTTAACCCGAGCTATCTTGAAGTCAGCTTTAGTAGTGTTTGTAATTTTAAATGCTCATATTGTTCTCCACAGGTTAGTAGTAAGTGGATGGAAGAAATACAACAACATGGCCCATATCCAACTTCAACTAAATTTAATAATTTAGATTATTTGCGTGAAACAAATTCGATGCCTATTCCAAATAGAGAACATAATCCTTATGTCGAAGCATTTTGGAAATGGTGGCCTGATGTTTCAAAGGACTTACATCACTTTAGAATTACCGGCGGCGAGCCATTACTTGCTAAAGATACTTTTAAAGTTTTAGATGATCTAATAGCAAATCCTAAGCCTAATCTAGAAGTGTCAATTAACAGTAATATGTGTATACCAGATGCAGTATTTAATAATTTTATTGAAAAAATTAAAATTATCTGTAACGAAGGTAAAGTAAAGAAGTTTAAAATATTTACAAGTGCCGAAGCACATGGAGCTCAGGCTGAATATATACGTCATGGTTTAAATTATAATCAATGGTTAGACAATATTCATCGGGTGTTAAGAGAAGTACCAAATTGTTCTTTTACATGTATGAGTACCTATAACTTTTTAAGTTTGTTTAGTTTTAAAGAGTTTAGCAAAGATATTCTTGATATAAAGCAAGAATACGGCGGACACGATGTAAGACTTCATCCTATGATTCTCGATGTTCCATTTTTGAGACATCCTCCACACCAAGCTATTTTCATTATGCCAGAAAAATTTAAAAAGTATGTATACGACCAAGTAACGTATGTACATGAAAATGTTGAAAATCCAACATGGTATGGTACCGCAAATAATAGATTTTATCAGTGGGAAGCAGATAAATTTAAAAGACTATATGAGATCATTACATATATAGATGAAACACATGAAACTAAACCACATGTTATAGAAAATCGATTAAACTTTATTAAGTTTGTTAATGAGCATGACAGAAGGCGCGGAACTAATTTTCTTAAAACGTTCCCTGAAATGGAAGAAGAATATTATAAGTGGTCTAAACTATGAGTGATAAACTAAATAAAAAAAATATAAAAGTTGCATTTTGTTTTAGTGGACAACTTCGTACATGGAACAGATGCATAATGAATTGGAAAAAGTTATTTAAAAATCTAGAAAAAACATATGGTATAACTGAAATTGACGTATTTTGTCATATTTGGGATCACAATACCTTGCAGCAAAGTATTGCTACTGAGAAATATGGTAATAATATTATCGATAACGCATCTGTATTATCTAACGCCGAAATAGGTAATTATATTAAACAACTTAATCCGGTAGATTACAAAATTAGTAATATAACAGCATCTAAGAACTCAACGCAGCAGACACTTGATCAGCAAGCACTTGACACAAAGTGTCTTTACGGTGAATGCAGTAATGCGTGGATGTCACCACAATTTTATTCAGTCATGTATTCTGCACATTTAAAAAGAATGCATGAAATAAAACATAATTTTAATTACGATGTGTGTGTTCGTATGAGAAATGATCTCTATTTCAAAAAAAGTTTATCAGCTCTGTCTATAGAAAATCTGTTAAACCCTAAATTTAATACAGTTTATTCTTGTCATACTGGAATAGATGATGTAATGTGGTTTAAAAGGAGACTAGGTGATATATTTTGGTATGCTGATAGTCCAACATTTGATAAGATGTCAAATTTCTATCAGTGGTTGCCGACATTAGGATCTAGAGCTATATCTCAGACATCAGATGCAGCTCCAGAACATCTATTATATTTTTATGCAAAAATGTTTAACATATCAATAGATACAATATCTGATGATCCTAAAATAGTTCGAGACTCAGAATATGTTAAATTAAAACAAGATTTTGGTTTCGGACCGCTCGGAGGTTATGAAATATCATGAAAGAGAAAATAAGAGTTGCAGTTTGTTTTAGTGGACAAATACGAGATTGGAAACTTGCTTCAAAAAATATTTTAACTTACTTTTCACCGGCAAAAGATTCCGGCATATCAGTAGATTATTTTATACATACTTGGGATACTAACACATGGAGATTTCCAAAAACAGATATACACACCTACATAGACAAGAAGCATAACGATATAAGCGAATTAGTAGACACATATAAGCCAGTTTCGTATCATATGTCAGAATATCATTGTAACGAGTGGAAATCATCTTGGGACCCTTTATTTTATAGTTTTGAATATAGCATAATGCTAAAGAGACAGTACGAATTGGAAAACAATTTTGTATATGATATTGTAATAAAGGCCCGTCCTGACACTGTATATAATCCTACTAAACGTTTTCCGTTCTATCATCATGTTGATGATGGCTCATGCTATACTGCGACTGAAATAGCTAGATTTTCAGCTGAATTTAATACGCAGTGTTTCGACGATGTTATGTTTTTTGGTAACAGCAAAACAATGGATGTTCTGTCAGGGTTATATAAGTATTATGCCTTAAAACATAGAGACAACAAAAACCCAGAAATAACAGTCAAACAACTTAATATTAATACAGAACTACATTTAGGCCCAGGCACGCTTCTTTATCGATATGCAATATCACACAATATTCATCCCGATAGTTATAAAATTGATTACGCAATAGTCCGAAGTACTATGCAAGGTAAGGGACTAGACTCTGTCGAAGACTACGATAAAATAAAAAAACTTTGGCAGGAGTGGTACATATAATGAAATTAATCTTTGACGGAGATAGTTGGACGTTCGGATGTGAAATTGCAGACCCTGTTTTAGCAGCACAGCACCCTCAAGGCACCCATCCAGGAGTATACGATTTTAAGGAAGCAAACGATTATTACAGAATTCCTAAA